CCCGCCGGTCTTGGGGGGTATAGGATTTATGGCTTGAGATTTTCGAGGCGGGCTAAAAACTGGATGCGGAGCTGCTCAAAGCGGTCAATGGCGTCCAGGTTGCGCTGGATGGTGGAGCGGTTGACATGATCTAGGATGTTGGCTATCTCTTGATAGGAGTGCTGCTCGAGCCAACCGTTTTTTCGGGCATCAGCGAGGGCGGCGATGCGGGCGGCTTTGACCAGGGCGGTGGTGTCCTCGACGTGGGGACGGTTAAGGCTGCGGGTCGTTGGGGTTGGCATCTAGGCTCCCTGATTTTTAGGCACACGCTGGCGGCGCACGTTATCAGTAGCGAGTCTACCGTCTCTATAACCTCGGTCATACATATCCCTGAGGATATCTGTGACTACAGCCGCCTCTTCGGCCGTGGAAAATCCCCACGGCCAGGCTATATCCCATGACCCCCTGCCGTACAGGGGGTCACAGTCCGTGTTTACGAACACGGATGTGATATGCTCATCTCTTCGTAATACCCACCAGTTAATCATTTCATGCTCCTTTTTTTTGTGGTTAGTAATCGCTATCCTGGGCGGCATTTAGTCTCCTGGTTTCCGCCCTGGCCGCGGGCGGTTATCGAGATAATGGTTGATACTCTCGTATGAGAGCAGCCAATCACGCCCAGCTTTACGCGCGCTGGGAATGTAACCACGGGCGCAGGCGAGGCGCAGCCCGCGAGCCGAAACTGGCTCTCCGACCTCGGCGGTGTAATCGACAGCCTCAGCGATGGTACATTCACCCGGCTTTTGCCCGGCGACGGGCGGCTGGCCGCCGACCCTGCCCAGCATTGCTCCGTAATTCCAGTAGCCCATCTGGTCGCTGCCGACCAATGCTTGGTCGGCATATTTATCCGGCATCCTCCAGCCCAGATCATTAACAATCGTCAGACGGCGGCGATCCTCAACTGGTTGATCAAACCAGGTGCCAACCCATCCAGCACCATCATAGTGCCAAAGGGTATTGGTCATGTATTGCACTCCATCTGGCGAAGCCAGAATAATATCATTTACATCTGCCGGGCGCGACCAGAGGTCATTGTCTGGCCCGCTGCGGGCAATACCGACACGGCCGGTATCGTCACGTACCAGGAATTGTCGGACCACTTTTGACAGGTCGGGCCAACGATAGTTTGGTAATTCATTTGGGTTCATTTTGTGTCTCCTTGTTGGTTTTTTGTTTGCTTATCCGTATATATAATACCGCGTGCGGTACTAATTGTCAATAGGTTTATAGGAACTGGTAAAACCTCTAATGTAATGTTCTAATTGTTCTAATTGACTCTTGTAAACTCTTGACAGATGCGCTATAATTCAATTGTTGAATATTGCAAGCCCGATACGGTTCGGGCACAGTCGGAGATGAGCGCCCGGCAGTCCTTGATGGATTGTCGGGCGCAAACGTTTTAAGCGGAGGAACAATGGAAAATAGCATTTTCGGGACTTTGGCGTTGATCATGGCAGTTGCATTCCTTGTCGAGACGCTGGTGGAGGCGGTCTTCGGCCGGATCGTTGACCATGTGCCTGCATTGCAACCCTACAAATGGGCGCTGGTCTATGTGGCTGTGGCAGCCGGTATAGTCGGTGCGTTCATTTACCAGTTTGATCTTTTGTATCTACTGGGCGTGTTTGTTGATTCGCCAGTCGGTATTACGCCGTTTGGTCTGGCCGTCACAGGCGTTGCGATCGGCATGGGCGCATCGTACATACACCAGTTCATCACCCGGTTTTTTCCCAAGAAAGACCCGGAGCTGAACGAACACGACGTGCGCAGCTATGGATAGCACGGTATCCTTGAGCCGTGCATCGATGCAATCAAACCTGCAAAAACAAATTGACCATCTGGGGGTCCGTATGGATCAAGGCTTCGCGAAGCTCGAATCGATGCTGAGTGCAGTTGAAGAGCGGCTGCGGTGTCTTGAAACGAATGATGCGGGCTACCAGCCGTTAATCACGTCCAGGGTAGATGCAGCTTGGCGTAGATTGGAAGAGCAGCAGGAACTAATAAGTACTCATAACAAGATGCTACATGCGATCAACCTGGAGATCGCGGGGCTTAATAGGACCAATATAATTTTGAGCTGGCTGGGCGGAATCATGGGTACTGCGGTGATCGTCTGGCTGGTCGGCAAGATACTGGAGCTGATCGCATGATTGGAAACAAAGGCATGTACATCTGGAACGTCCGGAATACCGAGGGCGGGAATCCGGGAACAATCGCTCGGCTGGCCGTGGAAGCCGGGTTGAGTCACGTCCTGGTCAAGATCGCCGACGGTACTGGGACCTTAAACGTCCGGGACGGGATCGACCAGGCCAGATTCGTGATCGATGCGCTGCGCGGCGTGGGCGTGACGGTCTGGGGCTGGCAGTACGTATACGGACATAATCCGGCTGGCGAGGCGGATATTGCGATACGCCGCTGCTTGGAGTTGTCCGTTGACGGGTTCGTGGTCAACGCCGAGGTGGAGTACAAACATAGGCCACGCCAGGCTGCGGCCTACATGAGCAGGCTGCGGAACGGGGTCGGCGGTTTGCCGATAGGCTTATCGACCTACCGCTTCCCGAGTTTTCATAGGGAGTTCCCGTTCAATCAGTTCCTTGAATTATGCGATGTGAACATGCCCCAGGTGTATTGGATGCAGGCGAGCAACGCCGGGGCGCAGCTGCGCGCAAGCATTGCCGAGTACCGTGGATCGCAGTTTGTTCAGCGCCCGATCATCCCGACCGGGGCGGCGTTCCGGGAACACGGCTGGCAGCCTACGCCCGGTCAGGTGCGCGAGTTCTTGACCGTCGCGAAAGAGTTATGCGCCGGGGCTAATTTCTGGGTGTGGGAGCATACCCGTCGCATCCCAGAGTTGTGGGACGAGATTCAATCGTTTAATTGGGCAGTCACCGTTCCGACCCCGGCGCCCTTTCCTTCGCCTACGCCCGCGCCGACCGGCTATCGGTATCGCGTGCTGACCGATACGCTTAACGTGCGCCGTATGCCGTCCGCCAGGGGCAACACGCCTATCCGCCAACTGCGCAAAGGTGATGTGGTCAACCTGGTTGAGGTGGCTGGCAGCGACGTTTGGATAGAGATCGCGCCGGGCGAGTACTGCGCGGTGCGTCTTGGTAACGTAAAATTTTTGGGGCGGGTGGAATGAAACGCCCAGTTGAACGCCCGGATTGGGACGAGTTGCTGCGGCAGATCCCGCTCGGCCTGAATATCGAAGAAGCCGAGGACGGGCGTTCTTTCGTATCGCCTGATGAGGCGAGATTACGGTCCGAGACAGCACGCCAGGCGTTGGAATCTATCCAGGGACCGGAGATGCCGGGCTGGCTTGAGATGTACTACCGGTTACGCAACTCGGGCTGGCCGTGGCGAGTGGCGTGCTACATCGCCTGGGCGGCAAGCCCACGAAAGGAACGCTGGCCGCACACCCAGGAAGTGCTGGCGACACAGGTTCTGGGATTGACAACCGACAGGCAGATCGGGACCTGGCGGGCTAAAAACCCGGCGATCAACGAAACGATCACCCTATTGCAAGCGGCACCGCTGTTCGAACATCGTGCTGATATTTACAACGCGTTGATCGTCAGCGCGACTAACGCGGATTACAAATCACACCAGGACCGCAAACTGGCGCTGGAACTGTTGGGAGATTACATCCCACGCCTGAGAGTAGATCAGCGAGATATCCACTCGGTCGAGGATCTCGACGATTTACCAGACGAAGAGCTTGAAAAACTGGCTCGATTGACGCGGAAGGATAAAGACCTGAATGAGTGATATGGTCGCTATCCCCAGTGCAGATGTTTCGGGTGGGGTGTCAGAACGGGCACACCAGGCAGCCGCTATCCGAGCACGGCGGGCTTTAGCGCGCAAACGGCTGATGGAATACGCGACCTACATTGCACCCTGGTACAAACCAGCCAGGCATCACCACCTGGTAGCCGAGTATCTCGAGGAGGTTTACAGGTTCATCGAGACGAAAGGCGCGGAAGGAATTGGTCGTCTGATGATCTTCGAGCCACCGCGGCATGGCAAAACCGAGGAGATCAGCCGCATATTCCCGTCCTGGCTGCTGGGTAAACGGCCAGACAGCCGGATCATTTTAACGGCCTACGGCGCTGACCTGGCCAACGAAGACAGCCGGGCGGTTCGGAATTATGTCACCAGCGAGCAGTACAAAAAAGTGTTTGGCGAGATGAGCGCGGTGGATGCGCCGGTCGAACTGGACGAGGAAAGCCGGGCGAAGGCGAATTGGAGCCTGGTGGCACCGCACCGCGGCATGGTGGTGGCGGCCGGTATCGGCGGCGGAATCGTCGGCAAGGGCGCGCACCTGCTGGTGATCGATGACCCGTTCAAAAACCGGGACGAGGCAAACAGCGAAGCCTATCGCAAGCGGGTTCTGAGCTGGTACAAGAGCGCGGCATATACGCGTTTGGAGGACGGCGGCGCGATTGTGGTGACGCACACACGCTGGCACCCGGACGACCTGGCGGGCGAACTGCTGGAGATGATGGTCAGCGATCCGCTATTGGCCGACCAGTGGACGATTTTATATTTACCCGCGCTGGCACTTGGGCATGACCAGTACGTAGGCGACGAGCAGCGTTTTCAGGACCTCATGCTGCGCGGGCAGTTTTTACCACCGGCGGATCCGCTTGGACGCGAGCCCGGCGAGGCGTTATGGCCAGAGAAATACCCGGCAGAGCAACTGGCGCGGATTGCAGCGAATGTAGGGGCGCATGAGTTTGACGCGCAATACCAGCAGTTACCCAGAGCCGAGAAGGGAAATTTCTTCGACGAAAGCAACTTCCGCCTGGTCGAAAAACGGCCGGAGGGGTTGCAGTGGTTCGTTTACCTTGACCTGGCATTGGGCGAGAGCCAACAGGCGGACTACAACGCGGCTATGCCGTGTGGACATGATCCTGCGCGTGGGGTAGTAATTTACCGGGATTTGCTGCATGTACACGAGCTGGATGAGTTCCTGGAGCAGGTGGTAGCCTGGATGGTGGATCCGCGCGAACGGGGCACGATCTGGGCAGTGGAAAGCGTAGCGTTTTCGTCGCTGGTGTTTCGCCAGTTTATGCGCGACCCGCGCCTGGCGAATGTGGCGATCATGGCGATGGTACCGCACGGTGATAAGGTCAGCCGGGCCAGGCCGCTGCAAACCCGGGCACGGCAGGGATTGATCGAAGTGGTGCGCGGGCCGTGGTGGCAGGCAGCCTGGCGTGAAATGGAAGTTTTTCCGAACGGCAAACACGACGATATCGTCGATACGATGAGCGGCGGCTTGCAGATGATTGCAGATTTCGGCGAAGGTTACGGGCAAACGGCTACGAGCGAGGCGGCCGTGCAAACAGCGAGCGACCTGGGTTTTTAGGAGGAGAAAATGGCGAAGAAAATCAATCGCGGGAAACCGCTCGAGGAACTGGTAAAGGGCAGCCTGGATTACACGATGGCCATGATCCGGGATGCGTTCCGGAAACAATTTCCGTCGAGAGAATCGGGGCCGTACATCTGGATCGAGGAGATCTTCGCAGATCACCTGATCGCTCACAGCGAAGGGCAAAAGGTGGACGAGTTTTATTACGTCAGTTACCAGCGCCAGGATGGCGAATACGTGTTCGCCCCGCAAAACGAGTGGCGGGTGGTGGAACTGACTTACCAGCCAGCGGGGTTTGAAGAATCGTCCTCGCAGGGCAAGAAAAAGGATAAGCGGTTCGTCGAATCGGTTGGCATGATCGAGCTACTGGAAGCGGTCGAAGGCCAGCCGCGGAAAATAAAAGCTATTGGGATTACAGCCGACGTTGTCAATGGCAACGGACGGCTTTATCCGGCGGCGGTTCTCGAGGCGGCGGTGCAAGATTTGCAGAGCCACCTGCACGAGAGCGCAGGGCAAGGCCGGTTGATGTTGCTTGGAGAGGCGGAGCACCCGACGAATAAATCCGGGCGTCCAAACCTGTTGGAAACTATCGTCAAATGGGACGGAATCTCATTCGACAATCGCCAGACGGTCCTTGATGGACATATTCTGGAAACATCCAAAGGAATGGATATCCTGGCGCTCATGGAAGGCGGTGTCATGCCGGGCATCTCCCAACGCGGATACGGCCAATCGAAAATGGTAAAACAAAACGGCCAGCAGGTGGAAGAAGTGACGAAGCTCAAGATCACAGGCTATGACCTGGTGATCGAGCCGAGCGACCCGAATGCGGCCGTGATCCTATTTGAATCGAAGTCCGATATGGAGGAAACCATGGACCCTGAAGAAATCCTGAAAATCATCCGGGAACACCCGGAGTTGTTCCGCGGATTGATCGCGGAAAACGTCAAAAAGCTCTCCGACGAGCAGGCGAAATTACTGGAAAGTAAGATCCGCCAGTCGCTGGGGATCGACGAGAGCGCCGACCTGGCCAAGGCGTTGACCGAGGCGGTGGATGCTAAAAAGACGCTGGATGCACAGTCCGCGCAGAAGGCAGTCGATGAGGCCGTTGCCGAGCAGACCAAAGAGCTGCCGTACGGCAAGCTCAACGAGTCGTTTGTCCAGGCGGTGCGGGATGCAAAACCGGCCACGCCGGAAGCGGTTAAGAGCCTGGTCGAGACCAAGCGCAGAGAATACGACAAGATTGTTGCCGACGCGAAACTGGCTGGGATGGGCTTCCGCCCACTGGGCGGCGTGATCGAAATCCCGGCTAACCAACCCGGCCACATCCGCGGATCGCTGGAGCTGCTCGAGCACATGGAACGGCGCGGTATGTACCACAAACCGGCGGACGGCCTGATCAACGCCAGCTTTGCCAACCAGATGCTGGAGCGCTTCGATGAAGTGTTCAAGCGCCAACTGGCCGAGGAGGGGCGGGCTTTCGAAGAGGCCGAAACCACGGCTGACCTCAATTTGCCGTACTCCGTCTCGCGGGCGATCATCGCCGCGGCAGCCCCGACCCTGGTCGCCACCAGCGTGTTCGACTTCGCCACGATCGACACATCGCCGACCCGGTTGTATTTCGAGAAATACACCGGCGAGACCGGATCCGTTGGCACAGTGGTCGATGAGGTCGTGGTCGCAGATCTCAACGATTACGTTGCTCTGGCCAACAAACGCCTGATCCCGGGAACTGTGGTGTTAACCAACTCGGGCGCCACGGTGACATACACCGAGGGCAGCGATTACGTGATCAATTATGCCAATGGCATGATGATGGCACTGGCGACGATCACCAACGGCCAATCGCTGAGGATCGATTACCAGTACGACGCGATCCGCAAGGGTGAGATGGCGGCGATCGAACGCGGCAAGGTTCAGTTGAGCTTCAAGACCATCGAAGCGATGGCTGACCGGCTGGCAACCCAGATCAGCCGTGAGGCGATCGTGTTCTCGCGAAGCCAGATCGGCTTCGACGCCGTAGCGCGCACCCTGGCGGCTCTGACCCGCGAGGTTGCCCAAAAGATCGACAAAGGTATCTTCTACCTGGCGCTGGCCAGCGTGCTTCAGGTGAGCAACAACACCGGCGGGACCTGGGACCGCAGCTCGGACACCCTGCTTTCGCTGATCGAACGGATCGGCGTGGCAAAGGTCAAAGTGGCTAATCGCTACTACCAGCCGAATGCCGTGGTTCTTTCGCTGACCAACAGCGACAAAGTGGCCAACTGGGACGGTTTCACGGCGGCTGGTTCACGCCCGGACGCGACGTTGAACGCCAACGGATACGTTGGGCGGGTCAAGGGTCTGAACGTCTTCGAGACGACCGAGTTCAGCGACGATTACATCCTGGTGGTCAACCGCGAGCTTGTCATGCACCGGGTGTACATCCCAATGCTGTTGCGCGGCCCGTTCCCGTCCTACAGCGACGGCAAGCTGGTGGCGGCTGACCAGTATTACGCCGAGGAGTTCAACCTGAGCGACAGCCCAATCGTCGAGAAGGGCTCATACGTCAAGCTGGTTGACTAATCATAACCCCTCCCCTGTCCCCTCCCCGTAACGGGGAGGGGTAATCTGAGAGAGAAAGGTGGACCGATGGCGGAAATCAAGCTGGTTGGCAAGCGCGAACGGCTGATCATGGGGAAGTGGGTGGTCCCTGGCGAGGTTGTGAGCGTGCCTGAAAAAATGGTGCTGGTGATCAATGATCGACTGGGAAAAGAAATCGAGGTGATGAATGGCGACGACGCTGGCCCAACTGATGGAGAGATTAAGCGGAGCGGTGCCGGTAAAAAACGGCGTACCCGGCGCTGAACAGCGTCAGGACGCGCTCTTCATTGCGGTCGATACACTCAATCGCAAGGCACCGCGCACAAAAATTGCATCATTGAGCATCACCGCCGGGCAGGCGAGCTACAGCCTGCCGGACGATTTTATTTTACTGATCAGCCTGGATAGTTTACTCTCGCCGGATGGCGTTTTTATTTCCGACGGTGGATTGATCCCAATTCCAACTGGTGGATGGAGCGAGCGATACACGATCAGCAATAACATGATCACGTTCTATCCGACGCCGGGTTACAGCTCAACGCGCAGCCTGACCTATGCAGCGGGACACATCCTGAACGTGGATGACGAGTATCCCGAGATGAGCAGGGCCGAGGCGGGCGCAGTCCTGCTGCATGCTCAGGCAGCCTGCCTGACGTTACAAGCCAATGCAGCCGCGCAGAAGGCCTGGACGTATCAATTGGGCGACGAGCGCGTGAGCATGGAGCGCCTGGCAGCGGAGCTACGCGAGCAGGCGCGCGAGCTGGAGCGGCAGTTCGTACAGACGGCCGAACGGCTGAGCGGCGCAAGCGCTTACCTGGTGGTGGGCTGATGTTGACTCCTGACGATTTCAGCCAAATGCGAAAGGACCTGGTAGATATGATCGGCGATAACCGGGTCGAGATCACGCTGCGGCGGGGCAGTGATACTCTGGCTGCCCAACAGGCGCGGATCGTGCGCGCTGGAGCGAGGGCGCAGCAGGCACGCTCGAATGGCGGCGGCGCGGCGCGGGCGATGGTGATCGTTTTTGGATACCCATCGATGGACATCCAGCGTGGCGACCGGTTTACTCTGGATGGGCGATTATACGAGATCAGCTACGTGCGGCCATCAAGACTGGTTGGCGCGGTGGCCGAGGCGGAGGCGGTGGAGTAATGGCATCCTCCGGGATTTATTGGGTTACGCCGCCAGAGGCGATGATCGAAAACATCGAGCGGTATGGCGAGCGGGTACTGATCGCAGTCCAAGCAGTGGCAAACTTCATCGGCATCGAGATGGCGAACCAGGGGAAGCTGAACGCCCCATGGGAGGATCGGACAGGTAACGCCCGCTCCGGCTTGTTTTACGCGGTGGACGGTTACGATCTGGAAACAATCACCGGACAGGTATCGTCCGAGGCTGCGCAGCTCAACACGGATGGGGTCAGCGTATCCGGCAGCCGGGACGAGCTGGTGATCGCATTCAGCCACACGGTTTTTTATGGCAAATTTCTGGAATTATCCAACGGCGGGCGGTACGCGATCATCATGTCCACCATCCAGCAGCACCTGCCGCAGCTGGAAAAAATGCTAAACGACCTATTCGACGGGTGAGCCCATGGGACTAATTGATAAAATCAATGCCATTTTTCGAGGACGGAGCGCCGAATCCACACAAACGACGAGCGCCGAGCTTCCGCGCCTGAACGAAACGTTCGACGATGTGGCCAAAAAATTCAGCACTGAGACAGACCGCGCCCGGATGGTCGAGGCCTGCCGACAGATGTACAGCCAGGATCCGCGCGCCCGGAAGATGATCCGCACCTTGGCGCGGGACATGATCAAAGGCGGTTTTACAATCAAGTGCCAGGATGAGCGGGCAGCGCAGGTTGCGCAGGCCCTGTACAAGCGGTTGGATCTGGATAAGCACCTGGATGACTGGGTGCGTCTGACGGCGCGGGATGGGGATAGTTTTCTCGAGGTGGTCATCAACGAGGGGCTTGAAATCATCGATATCTCGCGGAAACCAAATTTGCAGATGCGGCGTAACTCGGATAAGTACGACTGCTTTGCGGATCCGCGCAAGGCGTATTGGATGGGATCGCAGCTGCATATCGGCACCGAACCACCCAAAGACGCGACGTGGTTCGCGGACTGGCAAATGATCCATGCCAGGTGGGAGCACGATGAAGGCGGTCGCTATGGCACGCCGATGATGGCCAGCGGAATCAGCGCCTGGCGCAAGGTGTGCGAGGGCGAGCTGGATGTGGCTGTGCGCCGGAAGACACGCGCATCGATGCGCTATCTGCACGTGCTCGAAAACGCGACCGAGGCGGAGATCGAACGATACAAGGAAAAAAACAAGTCGGCCTTATCCGCAAGCGCTGCGGTGGCGGATTTTTTTTCAAACCGGCCCGGGTCGATCTCGGTGATCCAGGGCGACGCGCGATTGAGCGAGATCGACGACGTGCGCCACCACATCCAGACCTGGATGGCGAGCGGCGAAATGCCGATGGAGCTGCTGGTGTATGGCGAAGAACTCAACCGGGATGTGCTCAACAAAAAGCTAGAGGAATACCAGGAAACGCTGGAGCAATTGCGGATTTGGGTGGTGAGCGAGCTGATCAAACCATTGCTGGAGCGGCAGTGGCTGCTGGCCGGGATCCTGCCAGATGGCCTGGATTACGATATTACCTGGAAAGCGCAGGCGGCAGTCACACCGCGCGAGATCCTCGACGTGGCGGACGCGGCCATGCGCTTGCGCCTGCTGGGCTTCCCGGAAGACCTGGTATGGAACGTGCTCGCGCGGTTCCTGCCAGGGATCGACAGCGAGATGATCAGCCAGGCGGTCCAGGCGCGGATCGGGAACGATGCAGATGACGCCGGGCGAATGGACGCGATCATCGGTGGTCTGATGCGGGGGAACCAGTGACAACGAGCGTCGATAACTGGCTGGAGCGTATCCGCCCGAGCCGGGTGAACCTGGCCGAACAGGCAGCGCTGATGCGCATGCAGATGTTCGTTACCGGCGAAACGCACCGCATCTTGAGCGAGACTGCGGCAAAGATCACCCAACGGCTGCTGAAAGCCGGTGAGGGCGAGTCGGTCGATGCGGCGCTGGCCTTTCAGGTCCAAAACGACGCGGCCATGATCTGGAAAGAAACGTTGACCGACGCCTGGCTGCCGATGATTGAAACCCTGCGGCGGGAGGCGGCCAGCCTGGCTTTTGGCAGCCTGGCGGTAATATTTCGCGGGGTTGCCGAGCAGATGGAAAAGCTCACCGCGGAGACCAGGAAAACGCGAAAGCCGGTTTTCGAGGAGGCGGTGGTTGAGGGGGTGTTTGCACCCCAGCTCAACCTGCTGGTTCAGGCGGCCAACGAACGCATCTACCAGGATGGCCTGACCCTATCGGCGCGCATCTGGAAGTTTGATCGCGATACGCAGGAGGGGATCAACCGGATCCTCATGCAGGGCGTGCAGGACGGCTCATCGGCCTGGGAGCTGGCCAAGAAGCTGGAAAACTTCCTGGGGGCGAACCAGGACTGCCCGCGCTGGACGGCAACGCGCCTTTACCGGCTGACCAAGACCGATATTGCGCTGGGCAACAAGACCGGCCTGGCGCGCAGCGAGGACTGCGCCGGTCAGGGCGTGGCTTACAATGCGCTGCGCATGGCGCGCAATGAGATCCAGGCGATCCATCACATGGCCAACGACGCGCAGATGGCGCAGATACCATGGATCGAGAAAGAGCAGATCGTTCTATCGGCGGCGCATCCCCCATTGGGCTGCGTGTGCGAAACGGTTGTGGCTGGCGGCGAGGGTGGCCAGGGCATCTACCCAAAGGGCGAGATCGTTCTGCCGTTGCATGTGGGCTGCCTGTGCTTCAAGATCGGGATGCAGCCACCGGCGGAGGATTTCACCGCCCGGTTACGCGGGTGGATGCGCGGTGAGCAGTCCTGGCCCGCGATGGATGCGTTCTCAAATCGTTATGGCAGTGGGGTGAGCGCGAGTGATCCACTGGCGATCGCGCTGGGGGTGTGGCTGTTTGGCGGCAAAGACGACATTTTGGGGAGGCTGGTATGATCCGCGACCAGGTATATGCCGTTTTGAGCGCAGATAGCGCCCTGGCGTCGATCCTGACCGGCGGTGTGCATGTCGTCGGAGGGAACGTGATGGAGATCAACCGGCAGGAAACACCGGCGGCCTTCGATGAGGACGGGGAGATTTTACCCTGTGCGCTGGTGCGCCAGGAGACGACCACGGCAATCGACCCGCACCCTGACGGGACGCGGGTATTTGTGAGGATCTTTTTTTATCAACGGCGCGGAACTGCGGCGATCGATGCGGCAATGGCCAGGTGTTTTACCCTCCTGGACCGGGTCCACCTGGACGGCGTCTGGGAGATCAGCCAGGCAGACGACCTGCACGATTTCCACGATCCCTCGCTGAATTGCACACTGGCGATGAGCCGCTACATGGCGATCGCCAAACGTTAGGAGGATTCAATGGCTATAAAAAAATCTGTAGCGGTACGTAACGCCGAACTGGATACGCTCGAGACGACGATTGGCGCAAGCGCAGTGCTGAAGATCCGCACCGGCGCCCCGCCCACCAACATCAGCGACGCGGATAGCGGCACGGTGTTGGCGACGATCAACCTGCCGTCCGATTGGATGGCGGCTGCGGCGAGTGGCTCGAAGGCTAAGAGCGGCACCTGGCAGGCCAACGGATCGGCGGATGGGGTGGCCGGGCATTTTCGTCTCTACGCCAGCAACGGCACGACCCAGCACATGCAGGGCACGATCACCGCGACGGGCGGCGGCGGCGATATGACGCTGGATAATGTCAACATCGCCACCGGCCAGCAGGTAACGGTCAACACCTTTACGCTCACTGCCGGGAACGCTTAAAAGGGAGGCTTTTATGGCCGGTGAAATGGATAAACTGATTGCCGCACTTGCGGTCAGTAAAAAACTGGAATGGAATAAAGCCAGTCTTGCAAACCAAACGGCTGGCATCTGGTGTAGTCTATGGCGGGCAACGGGAGAGCCACAGCAAGGGGCAATCCCAACCAGCGCGGCGGCGTGCGATGATACCTTTACCGGATCATGGGGGCTTGATGCGCCTGGAAGCGGTAACGAATTGTATCTTGCGCGTGCAATGGGGTTTAGCGGCATTGTCGCCTCTCTGGTTGTGTTTGACAGGCTTGCTCACATGGGCGGATTGTCGGGTACAGTTGCTACCGCTCAAACCGTCAACCTGTCTGTCGCAACTGCCGCAGGGCAGGGGCGGTGTCTTGCCAGCGGTGGTGATGTTCAATGGTTTACCGAGCATTACGCCGATACGGGTTCTACGGTGGTGACAGTAAACGCATCCTATACGGACGAGACCGACACATCAGGCCGTACAACTCCCACGATTTCCTGGGCGGCAACTCGCCGTATTGGAAACTGTTACAGGTTTGACCCAGCACAGGGTATCTCGCCTCGGTTCATCAAGTCGATCCAGACAGTCACGCTGTCTGCTTCGACCTTAACAGCGGGCAACTTTGGAATAACCGCCCGCAAGCGGCTATTCACCATCCCGATTATCCTGGCTAACAGCGGATTGACTTTCGACTTCGCAGGACTGGCGCTACCGAAAATCAAGGAGCAATCCTGCCTGGAAATTTTAGTGTTGCCTGGTACAACGTCATCGGGTGCGCAAATCGGAAACATGGAAGTTATCGCTGCCGCTCTGTAGGGACACATGGCAAATCCAAACAGGATCAGCGGATTCACGAGGATAACTAGTACAAACCTCACCCCTGGGTCAGGTGTTGATACGATTCTGTCTCCGCTGGTGTTTGGTATTCTATACAACCTTGAACCTCAAGTGTTGCCGAACACGGCGGATAATGCTGTACTGAATGCGAGCGGGGCGGTGCTGGAATTTACGGGTACTGATCCCGATGCCAACCCGATTGTCTATCAGGTCGATATCTGTAAGGTTGCCAGCTTCGGTCATCCTGCCGGAGACAGAAATATGCCAAGTTCTCCGACAGGCATCATACATCCCAACCCAAGTGCGACACTCGGATGGGATGGCAACTATCTGATTGATGACCGTCCAGGCCAATGCTTCGCTGTTGACCTTACGGGCAAGATTGTTAGTGTGACTGTCATGTTCAATAAGGATGCAGATACAAACGGGACAGCCTATGTAAAAATTTACGACTTTGACACGGCCACAACCTACGGTTCGACAGGCGCGCCCGTTGGGGCAAGACCTTACACGACTGCTCCAACGCCTGACTGGATTGCTATATCGGATGGGTTCTTTATTGACACATCCGATACGTCAGGTCAATCAAATCGAACTTTTACATTCTCTGGTGCAAATCAAGTTGAACTGGAAGGCGGCAAAAAGTACGTCCTGGTTATTGACTGGTGGCCGGTCAACTCTTTATATAACAACACTATTACTGTCCAGGCAGACACGATGTCCCCTGTTCATCCTGGTAATATGTATCAGGATGGCAACGGAAGCGCGAGTATCAATAACGGCCCACAAGCCGGATGGGATTTGTATTTCTCCGTAACTCTCGAAGTCGTAATTGCATCGTTCTCATCTGACGTTGACCTTGGCTTTGCAAACGTCATAACCCCTTCTGATACCTCCCCCTTCAATTCAGGAGAAAAGGTATCCTACACCAAAGCCGGACTTGCCGAAGATGTAACCTGGTACTGGCGAGTATCTGGTAAAGACCCTGCCGGTACGAATACCTGGGGTGGTCGATCAACCGTCAGGGCTTATACGGTTGAGGCCACATCGGGCATTACCGCCAACCTGAATGTTGGCTTGGACGGTACAGCGCTTGCGGCGGACGGCGCGGTTGAGATAACCGGTCAGGCCAGTATAGGGTTGGATGGCGCTGCGCTTTCAGCGGCCGCCAGCGTTGACGTGAGCGGAGAGGCTCAGATCAACCTGACCGGGACGACCCTGGCGGCGGACGCGGCAGTTCTTGCGGTCGGGTCATTGAATGTTGCTCTGGCGGATACTGGCCTGAGCAGCGCGGGTGTTGTTGAGATAACTGCATCGCTGGTTATCAACCTGGCAGACGCAACCCTGACAGCAGATGCTGTTTTGCTTGTCAGCGGGTCGCTGGATGCGCAGATGGAGGATGCCGCGCTGGATTCATCGGTCACGGTCGGGTATGCCCCAAACGGCGCCGACCTGACCGAAACATTCGAAGACACCGCGCTGAGCGCGGAAAGCCTGGTGCTGGTCAGCGGCGGACTGGCAGTTACCCTGGCGGATGCAACCGTGAGCACATTCGGGCGGGTTGGCCAGGTGAGCGGCATACAACTGGATCTGGTTGCGCGAGGACTGGACATGCAGCTCGACGAGCGGCCGCGTGGTTTTGTGTTGAAAAATAGAAACCGGAGGTTCCATGGCTCATCGGAAGATTGAGTTAGAAAACGAGCAGGGCGTCAACGAAAAGTTTTTTTATGAGCTGACCACCACGAACTGGGGTGCTGCGCCGGTGAGCGTCTCCGTGAAAACGGTCGATGTGACGGCAAATCACACTGACGTGAGCCAGGACGTGCAAAACGGCGATCCGACTGTGGAAGGCGACACGATCACCCTGCCGGAGATCAGCGACCTAAAGGCCGGTCACGTGTACCGGGTGGCGGTGCGGTTTTCCACCGGCGGCAACGTCTTAGAGCCATTTTTTGTGGTCTATGCGACCCGCTAGGAGGTGCAATGCGAATTAATTACAAGAGCAACATGACGCGGCAAATGGGCGAACTGGTGTGGAGCCTAGATAACCATCACACCGTGGATGTACCGGGTGATCTGGCAGGGGAAGTGCTTAGCCAGCCGGGCGAGCCGTTCGAGATCGCGGCGGACGAACCGCTGCGCGCTCTGACCGGGATCGACGAGGCCGGGCTAATCGAGCTGGCACTGGCCGGGATCGGCAGCCTGGATGACCTGGCTAAAGCATCGAAGGATGAAATAACGAACATCAATCAGCAACAACTGGCAGTCTGGATCAAGCAGGCGCGCCAGTTAAGCAAATCTCACAAACAGTCTGAGGAGGACTAAACAATGGCAGGATTTGGCGATAAACCCTATGGCCTCCGTGAGGTCAAAATCAAGCCGATCGGCGGAACGATCGTGACGCTGCCGGTGGCTCAGCAGCTCACCTTCCGCGAGATGGTCACCAGCGACATGCTGCGCGGCGACGACGTGATCAAGTCGGTGGTTGCATTTTCTGAGGGCCTGGAATGGTCGCTCGAAGCGGGCGGGATCAGCCTGGAAGCCTACGCCGCCCTGACCGGTCGAACGGCGGTCGCGGCCGGGATAACCCCCAACCGGACGGTAACGCTTGCGGCCGAGGGCGGGGACGCGTTCCCATACCTGACGATCTATGGCAAGGCGCTTGGCGAAGAAACGGATGATATCCACTGCAAGATATTCCGGGCCAAGGTCACCGCGCTCGAAGGGCGCTTCCAGAACCGGCAGTTCTTCATCACCACATGCTCCGGGATCGCCGTGGCGGAGAGCGATGGCGATACGTTCGAGTTTGTCCAGAACGAAACCGCGGCAGCGCTGCCGATAACCTAGCCATGGATATGGCAACCTGGCGGGCGAAGAAACAGGCCGGCGAGCGGTTTACCCTGCCCTCCGGCCTGGTGGTGGCATTGCGCAAGGCAAGCCTGCTTGACCTGGCGGAGCAAGGCCGTATCCCGGCGCCGCTGACCGGCGCGGTGGATGCGCTGTTGAGCGAGCGCAGGACCTTGACGGTCCAGACGGCGCGCGAGTTTCTGGAGGTGGTCAACGTAGTCGTCATGGCGACGGTGATCGATCCACCGATCGGCGCAGAAGCGGGCGAAGGCCTGCTGGGCGTCGGTGAGCTGAGCGTCGCGGACCGGCTGGCAATTTACGACTGGGCGACGGAGGAGACAGCCGCGCTGCGTCCCTTTCGTCCAGAGGCTGGAGAACCTGGTTGAGCTGGACCTGCTGGCCCGGCGCTATGGCGTGCGACCGAGCGCGCTTTTGGGCGTCGATGGCTGGCTGGGGTACCAGCTCGACCTGGCAGCCGCGATCGGGTCACTGGCCAGTAAAGACGATAAGCGCGGACCGGCAGCGCCCAATGGGTATAAATCGCCGTTTCGCGTGAAGAAAATGAAAATCCAAGAAAATGGAGTGTGGTAAATGCCCGTTCAACTGGGTAGCGCGCATGGAAAAATAACAATCGATTCCTCCGGCGTTAAGCGCGGTGTGGATGAGGCTAAAGAATCACTCGGCGGCCTCAGCAAACAATTCGGTGGCATTGGTAAAGATATCGGTCAGACAGCCAGTTTCATCGGCACATCCATAGGGTTCATCGGCGCGGAAATAAAAATTCTGCAAAAGGTTTTCCAGTTTGGTAAAGAGGCTAACCAGCTTGACTTCATGCGTTCGAAATTCGACAACCTGGCGGTCTCGATTAACACGACCAGCCAGGTGCTGCTCAAGGACCTGCAGAAAGCCACCCGCGGACTGGTGGCGGATTCTGAACTGGTCAGCAGCGCGACAAATTTTATGACCCTTGGCCTGGCCAAAAGCCACGACGAGGTGGTGCGCCTGACCCGGGTGGCGGGCGCGCTGGGCATGAACATGAACCAGCTTGTTCTCACCCTGACCAACCAGACCACGATGCGTTTCGATGCCCTGGGCGTATCGGTGGACGGCTTTGATGACAAGGTCAAAGAACTGGTGGCTTCCGGGATGAGCGCGCAGGACGCATTCACCGAGGCATTCCTGCAGCAGGCCGAGGACCAGATCGCCAAAGTTGGCGACGTGGCCGATTCGAGCGTGACGGCTTTCATGCGTCTGGAGGCGGCATCTACAAACCTGGCCGACCAGGTAAAAGCATCGCTGGCCCCAAGCCTGGCGACAGCGGCTGAGGCGGCAGCTCTCCTGCTCTCATACAGCCGCCAATTGGATGAGGCTTTCCGGGAGCACCGCCAAAACGTAGAGCAGACCGCCAAGAGCTACGACGAATACGTCCTGGAACTGATCCGGGCCGCCTCAGCCGCGGGGCGATTTGAGGGTAATCAAAAACGGATCGCGAAGGCGATCCTCGAAGGGCAATTGACGGGTGAG